GTGGAGGCTAAAGCTTCTGGATTACCTTTAACTTATGAGTTGCGAAAAATGGGGATACCTGTTATAAATTTCACACCCTCAAAAGGTAATGATAAACATGCGAGGGTTAACGCTGTGGCACCTATGTTTGAATCAGGTCAAATATGGGCTCCTGATGAAAAGTTCGCCGAAGAAGTTATTGAAGAATGTGCTTCTTTCCCGTATGGTGATAACGATGATTTAGTGGACAGTACCACACAAGCAATAATGCGTTTTAGACAAGGAGGGTTAGTGGCGCATCCAGAAGATTTAATAGAGGACTCATTGCCTCAAGTTGAAAGAACGTATTATTAATTATGATTTTAGCAGCACCTTTAGTTATCCCATTTGCAGAAGCCGTAGGAATTTCAATTGCTAGTTTAGGTATGGCCAAAGCTGCAGATATGGTCAATGAGTATATTCAAGAGAATCCAGAACAGTCTGTAAAAATTTTATCAACCATTGTACCTAACGTTGGCATCGGTCAAATCTTTGCAAACAAAGAAGATAGTGATGATGAAGAGATTGAAGTAGAAGAAGACACTCGTTCTAAAAAAGAAATAGTTCTTGGAGAACTAGCTAAAGACAAAGGAAATTATTCAGACGAAGATGCTGAAGGAAAGTATGCAAGTAAACGAGGAAGAATTATTAGAGCTCTTGAAGACGCTGGAAAAGTAAATCCAGACAGAGAGTATAATCCTGAAAAAAAATATCAAGGGTACAAAAGATTTTTGAAAAAAGCGGACGGCGGTGCGATAGGCATTGAAGTTTTATTCGGCCCTAAACGACAAAATTTCTTTATGGGCGGACCGGCGTTGACTGGTCAACCTTTAGCTATTTATAATTCCATGAAAGCATATCAGTCTTTTACAGATCAAGAGATAGCGGACGCTATCAAACAAGCAGGGTATGATTTACCAACTGCAGATTCTGGAACAACTCCACCAGACTCAACACCTGATTCTTCTCAATCTTCAGGAAATGATGGAAGAGCTGCACCACCGGTTGGTAGTGTATCAGGAGGTTCAGGTTTAATTGGAGACTATATGGCTGCTACTCAAGGAAGACAAGATAGATTAACTAATCCAAATGTACCAACATCTTTCATAAGTAGTTTAACAGGTGGTGGACAAAGAGACATTGGTGAAATGATAAGAAGCGGTGAAGTAGATACAAGAAAATCTTCAGGTATTCCGTTAGGAGTTGGATCAGCAATAGCAAGAATGTTACCAGATAAATATTATGATATGTCTTTAGCAGATCAAGTGTTTACTCAAGCAATGATGGGTTACACAGGCCCAACAGTATTTGGTGAAAATACTTCTGGATTACAAAAAGATCCATTCGGTTTAAATGTTAGATCTGGTTTTGGTAATTATGCAGAAGCAGTCGGAGAAAACTTTAATCAATTAAGAGATACTTTAACAAAAGATAGAGCGGGTGTGACCTTCAATGAAGAGACAGGAATGTTTGAGGGTGTAAATGCGGATGCAGTTAATAAACAAACTGAAATGATAAGAAACAAATACAATTTTAGAAAACAACAACTAGGTGTAAAAAATGTACTTGATTCAAAAATAAAAGCTGCAGACGAACAAAGAGAAAAAGATAGATTAGCAGCAGAAGCTAAAGCTAAAGCAGAAGCAGCAGCTAAACAAAAAATTGCAGATGAAATAAAAGCACAAGAAGAAGCTAAAAAACAAAAAGCTAAACTAGATGCTATTAAAATAGAAGCTGCAAATAGAGAAGCTGCTAGAGAAGCTGCCAGAAAAGAAGCTGCAAGAAAATCAGCCATAGCCCAAGAAAAAGCTAATAGAGAAGCTGCTAGAGAAGCTGCCAGAAAAGAAGCTGCAAGAAAATCAGCCATAGCCCAAGAAAAAGCTAATAGAGAAGCTGCTAGAGAAGCTGCCAGAAAAGAAGCTGCAAGAAAATCAGCCATAGCCCAAGAAAAAGCTAATAGAGACGCAGCTAGAGAAGCTGCCAGAAAAGAAGCTGCCAGAAAATCAGCTGCAGCCCAAGAAAAAGCCAATAGAGACGCAGCTAGAGAAGCTGCTAAAAAAGCAGCTGCACAAAAAAGAAATACTGCTAATAATACTCCACCAAGTCAAAGAGGTGGAGGAGGTAATGGCGGAGGACGAGGAGACAGATCCGGTGGTAGATCATCAGGCAGTGGTGAATCGGATTATGGAGGATTTTGTTTCGATCCAAGAACTCTTATTCAAATGGCTGATGGTTCAACTAAACAAATTAAAAATATTCAATTGGGTGATGTTACTAAAGGCGGAGAAGTTACAGGCGTATTCCAATTTAAAGCAGCTGATGAGATTCACGATTACAAAGGCGTTACTGTTGCAGGCAGTCACTATGTTAAAGAAGATGGTAAATTTATTATGGTCAAAGACAGCCCACTGTCCGTTAAGATCGATAAGATACCAGTTGTCTACTCACTAGATACAACAGGTCGAAGAATCTTTATTAAAGATATTGAGTTTGCTGATTACAACGGTGATGGTGTAGCTAAAAACTTCCTAACGAATGCTGGTGTAGACCTTACAGGTTTTGATACAGAGGTATTAAGACAAGTAGAAAATAGATTAATATAATGGAATTAAAATACAACGAAATAATTGGTGCAATTGTAAAACCAGATGATACACCTGCTACACAAGCAGAAATATTAGAATGGGCTGCAGCTAATCCAATGCCAATAGAGAAACCAAAACAACAGGACACTCAACTTTTAGAAGAAGTAATTGAAACATTTAAACAAAGAGGATAGATTAAAAAATGGCCGACATAGATAAACCATTACCAAATACAAAAACAACAGTTGAGCTTCCAGGTGAAGTAGAGATTGAAGAAGCTATTAAAGAAAATGTTGAAGAAATTCAAACAGAGGGTGGACCTGTTGAAATAGAAATGACAGAAGAAGGTGGAGCAGAAATTTCTTTTGATCCAAAAGCTGCAAGTCCTGAAGGCGGTGAAGACCATTTTGAAAACCTAGCAGAATTTTTAGGAGAAGAAATTTTAGATCCATTAGGTTCAAAATTATTTGATCAATATAATGAATACAAAGAATCTCGTGGTGATTGGGAAGATACTTATAAAAATGGTTTAGATCTTTTAGGATTTAAATATGAAAGACGAACACAACCTTTTAAAGGAGCTAGTGGTGTAAACCATCCTGTTCTTGCAGAAGCTGTTACACAATTCCAAGCACAAGCTTACAAAGAATTATTACCAAGTGATGGTCCGGTTAGAACTCAAGTTATGGGTGATGCAACTGTTGCTAAAGAAGAACAAGGTAAGCGTGTTAAAGATTTTATGAACTATCAAATTATGGATCAGATGAAAGAGTATGAACCAGAGTTTGATCAAATGTTATTTTATTTACCACTATCAGGATCAACTTTTAAAAAAGTTTATTACGATGATATGTTAGGTAGAGCAGTATCTAAATTTGTTCCTGCTGAAGATTTAATTGTACCTTACTCTGCAAACTCTTTGGATGATGCAGAAGCAGTAATTCATGTCATTAAAATGTCAGAGAATGAATTAAGAAAACAACAGGTTGCAGGATTTTATAGAGACATAGAATTAGGTTCGCCTCCTGTTACACAAAATCAATTACAAGATAAAAAATTAGAATTAGAAGGAATTCAAAAAGATGGTCAAGAAGATCAATACACTCTTTATGAAATTCATACTAATTTAGATTTAGAAGGTTATGAAGATATGGGATCAGATGATGAACCTACTGGAATTAAACTTCCATATGTCGTAACTTTATCGGAGGCTGGTCACAAAGTTTTATCAATTAGAAGAAATTATAGACCCGAAGATCCATTAAAGAAAAAAGTAAATTATTTTGTGCAGTTTAAATTTTTACCAGGAACTGGTTTCTATGGTTTTGGTTTAATTCATATGATTGGTGGTTTAACTAGAACTGCAACAGCAGCATTAAGACAATTATTAGATGCAGGAACTTTAGCAAACTTACCAGCAGGATTTAAGTCTCGTGGTATTAGAGTTAGAGATGATGCACAACCTTTACAACCCGGTGAGTTTAGAGACGTCGACGCTCCGGGAGGCAATATCAAAGATCAGTTTATGACTTTACCTTTTAAAGGACCAGATCAAACATTACTTCAATTAATGGGCGTTGTGGTTTCAGCAGGTCAACGATTCGCGAGCATCGCAGATTCACAAGTGGGCGACATGAACCAAGCCGCTGCAGTTGGTACAACAGTCGCGTTACTGGAGCGTGGATCGCGGGTAATGTCAGCAATACATAAAAGATTATATGTAGGACTAAAACAAGAATTTAAATTATTAGCAGAAGTATTTAAATCATACTTACCACCTGTTTATCCTTATGATGTACCTGGTGCATCTAGAGAAATTAAAGTTCAAGACTTTGATGATAGAGTAGATATATTACCTGTAGCAGATCCAAACATCTTCTCACAGACGCAAAGAATATCTTTAGCTCAATCACAATTACAACTAGCGCAATCTAATCCTCAAATACATAATTTATATCAAGCATATAGATCTATGTACGATGCGCTGGGGGTGAAAAATGTAAATGCAATCTTACCTCCACCTCAAGCTCCTATGCCACTTGACCCTGCATTAGAACATATTATGTCAATGAGCAATAAACCTTATCAAGCTTTTCCTGGTCAAGACCACAAAGCTCACATTGATGCTCATTTAAACTTTATGAGACTAAATCAAACTCAAAATAATCCTGCAGCAATGGCAAGTTTACAAAAAAATATACTAGAACACATTAGTTTAATGGCACAAGAGCAAGTTCAATTAGAATTTGTAGAAGAATTACAAGAAGCACAAATGATTCAACAACAAATGCAAGCAATGGGTGCGCAAAATCCTGCAATGGCACAAGGTATGATGCAAAATCCACAAATAATGCAGGCACAACAACGTCTACAACAGATTACAAACCAAATTGAATCTAGAAAAGCGAAGCTAATTGCAGAAATGCAGGAAGATTTTGCTAAAGAAGAAGAAAAAATTATGGGTGAGTTTGGTGGAGACCCATTATTAAGATTAAAAGGTAGAGAAATTGATCTTCGAGCACAAGAAAATCAAAGAAAAGAAGAAGAAGGTCAAGAAAGACTAAATCTTGATAAGATGAAAGCTATGATGAACCAAGAAAATCAAGAAGCGAAGCTTGAACAAGAAGCAGATCTTGCTGGATTGCGTGCAGGAGTGTCATTAGCCAAACAATCAATGGCAGACCAAAGTAAAATTCATGATTTTGGTAGAAACTTTGGTAAAAAATAGATATAAATCAAATTAAGGAGAAAATTATGATTAAAAAAGCAAAAGATCCTAAAGCTGTACCAGAATTAGGTGTCGGTAAAGATGGATATAAAACAGGTGGTGTTACAATTGAAGCTACAGACCCTTTTGAAACTCAAACAGTAACTGTTAGAGGAACAAAAGCTATGAGAGCGGATAAAAAACCTGTTCAAGCTAAATGGTACTAGGTTA